TCTCCAATTTCAATTTATGTTTGCTAATCGTCTTAGCTCCTCAAGATTAACTCCTGGAACTAAACTATCATTCCATCTTGCTTTTGGCTCTTCACGAGACTCATCAATTGAACGAGTTTCGAGCTTTGCCTTACCCTGAAGTCTGGACTCTTGCAGGTCAGCTTTCTTGTGTTCAAGCTGAATCTGCAACTTCTTATTTTCTTTATTGATGTTGTGAAGCTTAGACTCCACTAACTTCAGAGTTCTCTTTAATGTTTCGTTTTCAGATAGCAGGTTGTCGAGTTCAGCCTCAACAGCCTTTGAATCTTCAACTGCTTCTGCGGCTTCGTTCAACTGAGTTTCGACAATTGAATCAACGTTTTGAGGGGCAACCTCTAGAGCAAGCATACCTTTGATTGATTCCATAATTTCATGATTACGGAACTCAGGATCTTCGGCTTCTAACTCTGCACGAGCGTGCTCCTTCATTTCGTCAATCTTTAGACGAAGAAGAGCGTGGAATTTCGTGCTTAACGTTTCTACTTGTCGAGCAACTCCTTCTTCAATAGCCTCACTGACTAACTCAGCAACCTTATTGACAGTTTCTTCTGAAAGATTTTCAGGAAGAATTTCTGCAATTGATTGCATCTTATTCTTTCTCTTGCTCATAGTATTCCTCTCTAAATAGTATCTACTTATTATATAAAAAAATAACTAAATAAATTTTATTTTAATCATCCTAATCCAACCCAGGAACACCATAACCAAAATCATCTGGATTACCCTTACGAGTATCATTTGGATTCCCCTTACGAGTAGACGTAGGCATTCTTGCCATAGACGTTCTTGCTTTAGCTCTAGCCATTCTTGATTTAAGATTTGGGGTCTTCGGTGTAGATGGTGTTGATACTACAGGATTACTTTGAACCTTTGACGGAATCCTACCAGGAGTTTGTGCTCTATAATCTTGTGATCCTGTGCTTGCTGCTGATGGAACTCTAGCAGCAGTTTTCGCTTTGGGGTCTTGTGATCCTGGTTTTGCTGCTGCTCGATTAAAATCAAATTCTAGTTGTCTTGGTCTTGCTGCTGCTTGATTTGAGTTTGTTGGCTTTGCTGGTGGATCAAAATTAAATTGTAGTTGTCTTGGTCCTGATTTTTTTCTCCACCAGCTATTAGTAGGTGGTTGTTTCCCAAGATCAGAAAAACTTTTTCGAGCGTTACCTATTCTAGTAGCAAGACCTTTACGGGCGCTACCAATTCTATTAGCAAGACTTCCGGCTCCCATAAGAGCCCTACCAAGCCAACCTTGCTCCATTAAAATTTCTAGTGTTAGTGGTCTCATAATTAGCTTTCTCCTCTTTGATTACTCACTGCGCGAGAATCATGAAATTTTTTATCTGCTCCCCTAATAGCCTTTATTGGCACCACAGGAGATTTCACACCAGGACGGTATAAACCAGTCTTTGGTTTAATCTTATTCTCCACAACCTTTTTTAGTCTCCTTCTGCCATGCTTAGGACCGCACATTTCTTGGATAGCTTTTACAAGCTTCATCTTGGCCTGTGCTCTACTTTCGCCCACTGATTGCGTCCTAGGTTCTTCACTATCAAATCTAACCTTTTCTTTCTGTTTTTGCTTTTTCTTAGCTTGCTCTTTAGCTTTTGGAGACATTTTCTTGCTCAGTAGTTGTCTTTCTAATCTCCTCAGACCTTCTGATAACTGAGAAGTTTTTCTAGATTCATCTAGGGTTTTCTTCAAACGAGCGACAAAAGCTTTTTCAGAAATTGCAGGCTTGATTACGTTCTCAACAAAATCTAGAGCGTGTTGTCTTGATTCTGCGAGTGATGGATATGCACCTTTGGTTGACGGATCAGCAACAAGGTCGAAGGTAATCATTTTGTAGTCAGCGTTAACAATCTTTGTGCCTTCTGATGATTCACTAAGAGTTCCCATACCACGGCTTGAGATGCCAATCTTCACACCTGCATTGATAAGACTCTTTGCGATCTGACCTGCTGGGGTTGGAAGAATTTCAGCTTCTCCAATAAGGTCATTGCCTTTCCATTCAAGCTTGGTGACTAAATGAGAAGCATTCTGAAGTTTTACAACTCCATCAGCAGGGTGGTCGAGTTCTCCAACAAGCTCTCTGCCGTTTAGCTTTTCTTGCAGGGACTTGACACAACCTTCTAATACTGCTTTAGGATATACTCGCTTGTTGTGGTTTTCCTCCTCTGCGCGTTGGAATGTTCCTCGAATGCACATTATTCCTGTATCACGAGATTCTGATATAACCTGTAAGTCGGTTAAAACTCTTACTTCTTTTAATAGCATATTATGTTCCTTTTGTAGCTTTAATTCGACTAGCATATTTTTGTTTCAACTCTTTTGAGAGAGGCTGACCATATCTAGCCTTTGTTCTAACCGAATGCTTTATAATTGATTTGAAGTCTGATGAAGGAGTTGAAGAGCCAGGAGTGAAGCCTTTAGCTACTCTACCAGCGACAACTTGATCTTGATCCTTACCCCATTTTTGTTTAGTAATTACATAAAGTCTATCTGATCCGTCGGTCGAAAAAACATCTCCAATGGACCCATTTTTAAGAGCGTCCATAATTGTTGCATAAACCTTAACTTTAGATTTTTGAGCTTTAAGGACTCCTGTTCTGTTTTTTCCTTTAGTCCCTTCTTTAGTTCTAAAGACTTCAGTATTTTTGCTAGAAAACTCGTTAATAAGAGATAAGAAACTCATCAGCAGTTCCACTTCCTTAATGATTTGTTAATTCTTGAATTAGGGTTCTTCTTGGTCTTAGCACCTGTAAGCTTCTTCTTCATTCCGCCCATACGAGCACAGAAAGACTTACGACGCTTGGCTGCCTTTGAGCCCTTCTTCAATTTAGATGGTTTGGTTGTGACAGCAGTCTTCAGCTTTGAGCCTGGATTTGCTGCACGGTATGATGCGACACCCTTAGCGTTTAAACCGCCTGAAGGGTTTTTCCCTGCTTTGCGTTGCCAAGCAGGGGACTTACCGCCCTTCTTCTTTTTCTTAGACTTTATTAGTTTAGCTTCTTGTAAAGTAGCTATTCTAGCCTCTTTCATACAAGAGCCGGGTGAGTAAGGCTTCTTGCCTGGAGTTGGCTTGTAACCTTTCCAGCAGCGACCTTTCTTTTCTAAGATGACTCTTGTTAAAGTTTTCATGATGTATTAAGGCTTATGTATAATCAACTTCTGTCTTCACGTTCCCATTTATCTGCTTCCTCTTTAGGGACTGTTCTTCCGAGGTCATGGGGGTATCTGTTTCCCTTCCATGTCCCCGCTTTGATTTTCTTGCGGGGTTCTGCCTGGAGTTGGCCCGTAACACTTGGCTGTGTTCCTGGCGCACCCGTTGGATTTCCTTGGCTTCTAGCAATCGCAATTTGTCTGGCTTTACTTCGCCCAGATTGCCTCGAATCCCTTCTAGATCTGAGATACGTCGCAGCAGGACCATCTTTCCCCTTTTTCGGAGGAGGACCGGGCGGCATCGGCTCCCTCGGCGGGGGACTCGGAACCTCACCCTGATAATTGCTTCTGTAGATCTGGGTTAGTGCATCTCTGTCTCGATCATCACGGAGTTTCTTGTTGGTTTCAGCAATCATTGGAAGAGTTAAAGGGATAACACCGGCATCTTCCCGTTGTGGAGGACTTTCTATTCTAGCCGCTAGGTTTCTAAACTTCCTGGCTTTTGTTAGAGCCTTTTTGCGAGATATCTTTGAGTCTGGGACTGCCCCTCTTGCGATCTCATCTTTGTAACCTTGACCCTTAGTCTTAAGCCTTGCTATGCGGGCCTTTCTAGCTGCCCCCTCAACTCCAGCTTCTGCATCAGCTTTAAGCTTTAAATAATCTTCGTGGGCTGCGTCAGTTCTATCTGTTCTTACATCAGTTCGCTCATCTACTCTAACATATTTTAAGTATCTCATTTTTGTCTCCTCTTGAGCATTTTCATCGGTTTCTTGTAGCCTTTCTTAGCTTCTTCTTTCTTGGAGCAGTCTCTAGATTTATTATCAGGATTACCTAAATGCATTCCCAGGCTCCCAACAGTTGTCATTTCCGAGAATAGCTTGTTAGCCTTTTGAACAACTTGCTTGAACTCAACCATGAGTTCAAGCATTTCTTGTTTTAGGTCTTTTGATGATTCCTTAGCTTCAGCAACAACTTTCTTAGGAGCTTTCGGAGCACCAAATAAATCGTTGATATCAACATCAGGAATTTCTCTGAGATCAGGCATAGAAGGATCAGAGGCAGTCATAGGACTTGCCTCTGGTCTAACTTTACCCTCGTTTAGCATGTCTTCAAAAAACTTTGAGACACTTATGCTTGGGTAAGAATGATTCATATTCAGCCCTCAAATTCTTCTTCAAGGACTTCAAAGCCATCAGTATCAACTTCTTCGAACATCAGGGATTCTTCACCTTCAAAAACTTGGTGTAAACCGTAGTCATCGTGGTAAACAAATACCTGCTCTTCCTCGTCAGTGAAGACATCAAATACTTCTTGATTTTCGCTGACAAAGAATAGCTCTCCATCGACATCGTAGAAACCAGCTTCTAAATCATCCGACTCATTAACTTGCTGGTGGTAGTCTTCGACTGATTCAGAAACAACTTTCTTTGGTGAAAGGCCAAGGCTTTCCCAATCGCAGCCTTCTAGGAACATCTTAACTTCATTTGAGTTTGACATAATACTATCCTCTATAAAGGTATTTATCTTAAATCTATTTTATAAACTAAATATTTTAGTTTTTTTACAAAAATCTATCTATTGTTTCTGACAGAATGATCGGATCATCAATGTTAGGATCAATTACTGTCAAGTTATTTGGAGCTTGATTAGGACCTCTGTATAATACGTTTTTAAATTGATATCCTCGCCAAGACACCGCCATCTGATTAAGTAAAAATTCAGGTGCTGTGAATATAAACTTAGTAAAGTCCTTCTTATTTAGTCTTCTATACAAATCCCACCAAGTTAAATAAGTAAAACTATACCTCTTATTTAGTCTATTTTCTAATACATCGTAAATAACTTTTCCAACCGCAGACCGACCAGATACCTGGTAGGATACAGGAAAGTCGTTTGAATCATAAACATACACGATATTTTGTGTATCAGTTAATCCTACTAGCCCAACCTTAAAAGTATTCAGATAATCAAAAGTGAACTTATAAGGAAGCGATGGGCGGTTTAATAAATTCTCAGTTGTGGCATTAATGTTTGTTGTTGTTTCTAGATAACGAACAACATGCGTATCAGTTATATTAGTTATTACTGATTTAGCATTGAATGGGTTTTCTGCCGTGGTTTTGGCAGGGTATATGATGATTGCATCAGGAATACTTCTAAGAATGATGTTTCTCCCGCTCGGTGATTCATTCTCATCAGCCTCTTGGAATGTGATCTCATTCATAGCAAGTCTTACTAGACCTTCTACATCTGCGTATTGGAAAAAGGGATCATCGTAAGGAACATTTAGTTTGACAGCTTTTGCTCCATATGTTTTTGAATGTTCTGTAATGTCTGCGCTAGCTGATAATTTAACGTAATTAGCTTCTACCTGGTTGATGAATAATCCTGGTTTTATGTTGTTCCTAATTGATGCTAAATCTAGTTTAAAATATTGGGCAGATGCAGTGAAAGACTCTTGATACCCGGAAGACAGCTCTGAGTTTAGGAAAGTTGACGAAACAAAAAAGTTAATTGTTGCGGGCTGATTAAGTAAATTCAAAGCTATCTTTCTATCTGCTAGAGGTAGATAATAACTTGCGCTGAGAGAGGTATCTAATTCAATTGGCATCTCTCCACTAGATGTCTCAAGGGTTATGTAATAACCATCTCCTGCGCCTAGAGGAACATGGTCTACAACGGCTGACGGGTTGACGAAGGCTATCCCAGCATCCTCCAACCCAACAGTGTAGGTTGCGCTTGCTACAGTCTCGACAGAGATTTTAGCTTTAATATCTGTAGGTAGGAACTTAAGTCTGGCGACTTCAATTTTGTGTTGATCTTCTTTGTATCGGTTTGGATCAGCACTTTGCATTCTACCTTGAACAAAGTCTAAAACTTTTTTTGGATTACCATTGAGGTCTGTAGAACCAAGAGTTAGTTGAGATCTGTTGGGTGTTTGGTTAGATAAATTAATGTAATAATTAACGTCGATTGAGTCTACGGTATTATTAATAATATGATTAAAAATACCTCTTAAGAAAATTTCTTTTTTAATCTTTCTTCCATCAACATCTAAAATGTTGTCAATAGCTACTTTTAAAGGAGTAGTTAGACTATCATAGATTTTATCTAAAGTTAAGGTTAATATATGTTTTTCTTTCCATAAGCTACTAGAATCATAGTTGTTTAAAATATAACCAATTTCTGTAGCGATTGATTTACCAAAAACATTTAAATGTTTTGTATTAGCGACCGAGGATGCCCTCACTCTCCCAGTATAATTGAAAATATTTCTAATATTATCATACATCTGGTTCAGAGAGCTAGATGAGAAGTTTTGGCTTAAGAATAAAGAACCGCCTCGTGAATCTCTGAGGGTTGATATTCCTGTTATCTTTGAAGTGTTAGTCCCTTCATCAACATTGATTGGATTTACAATACCAAAGGTAAGCCTATCTCTTAGTGAGATAGTTCCTGTATTAATGGATGTGGTCCGATCAACATCCAATAGTCTTCGAGGATCTGTTGGTAAAGTTATATCCGGTGGAGGTTCTAATCCAACTGGATTATCCCTAGTAGGAGGTATCGGAGGAATGGCGTATATCCGAGTATCTCCATACTCTGGTGGGCATTGTTGGTCAGAGGTCGGGGCACAGTCAGTTAGTTGACATTGCTCTAAAGTATCGTGTGGGTAATCTGCTGCAATCGGGGGTGGTGGAGGAAAGGTAGTTAGACTAATAGACCTACACTGCCTTCTATAATTTTTAATTGTTTGATTATCAGGACAGAAGATAGGAGTTCGGAAACATCCCCATTTAGTGTAAGGTTCAACACCTCTAGGACTCCCCGTTGTAGGACCACCAGGAGGACATGGCCTATCTCCAGTATCACCAGCACAACTAGCCTGACAGTTTTGTAAAGTTCTAAACGGGTATTGAGCAGCTATTTGTGGGGAAGGCAGACCAACTATTGGTGGAGAAGCAACACATCTCCTATTTACTCGCCTAATTACGTTTGAGTTAGGGCTAGGACAATAGATTATAGTCTCCTCACATTTGAAGAGATTGTAAGGAGTCTCGTCTCCTGTAGGTCTTCCTGGTGTCGGGGTTCCAGGTGATGGGTCTAGAGGAACTGGTTGTCTTTCTTCGTGTGGTGGAATGATTCTAGGGGGGACAGGATCGTCAGGAGGTATTGCGATCAAATCCCCACCGCCAGGGCCAGGCTTTTTTATTGGTGTTGGTAGCGGCCTATACCCTGGTCTGTATTCATCACCACAAGGAAAGAAACTCATGACAATCTAAGTGGAGTAGCTATTGTGTCGTAAGTCTTCAAGTTACTTTCTAGGTCTGATCTGATGCCAATCACTCTAAAGTGAACTGAAGGAAGTGTAGCTATTCCTTGAACAGTTGTCGGTGCTCCTGCTAAGGAAGCTGTTCCTGTAGAGGTTTGTGTTGCGAAAGAGGCAGGACATACCCAAGTTCCTGCTGTTAGTAGTGGATCTGTTCTAATTCGACTATATCTAGCATCTCCAGTCTTTCCATAAGCCTGAGTCAGATCGTTAAGAGTCATGGCTGGGTTATTGTTATAGTTCATCATGTAAGGACTCCAGAAACACTGAATTACGAAAGAGCTTGGGCCTTCTTTAGTTACTACAATATTATTCATCGAAATCCAATCATTAGCATTCGCTACATTAATCATTAAACTGCAATTTACAGTGTCTACTTCTACATAATAATCATCGAAAGCTGAAGCGTCTAGATTATCAAAGTTTATCCTTTTACGACAAGTCATAGCTACCCAGGAAGCCCCGGTCCACATGTTATTCTCTCCATTAGGTCCTCTAGTATTTACTCTAGTGCTTTTACCGACCCCTTTAGAACCTATATCAATATAGTTAGGTTTCTGTTGTCCATTAAGTTGATTAGGATTCGCATCCGTATAGAGAATATCTATGAAGTCATTAGCTTCTACAGGTTGACCTACTGCGGCAGCAGCCCAGAATGCCTTATCCCAACCAGGAGTATTATCTAGCATATTGTTATCAACAAGATACTGAGGGTAGCCATAATCATCGACTAATATTTGTTGAGACTCGGCTAAACTAGCAGGAGATCTTCCACGATATCTACGTTCAAAGTCTATGATCGCAGCCTCTGGTCCGTAGTTTAAACCACCGAGGATATAACCTGTTCCTATCACTTCAGCTACAGAAGTCCTAGCCGATGGAGTTCCTCCTCCACCGCCCCCTCCGCTATTCCCAGGCGTAGGAAGAGCGTCGTCAATATATTGCTTAACCTTTCTAAGATTATCTTTCAGTTCTAATCTACCAACAACGGGGTTAGCAAAAGAAATTTGAGGAGAGGCTGCTGCGATACCTGCTCTTTCATTATAAGACAGTTCTGTTGTTCTAAAGAAAGGTCTGATATCAATAATATCGTTGTTAGTTACAACAGCTTGAGTTGAGGCTCCTTCTGGCTTTCTAACTACGACATAAGCAATTGGGAGAATGCTTTGCCCAATTAATAAAGGATGGCCCTCTTCCAAGTTCTCCATCAGAAGAGGCGTTAGGTTCATCAGGTCATCTGGGACTGGGAAAGATCCGTAAATTCCTTCGCGTTCGAAGCCTCCAGATGTTGAGAGAGAGTCATTAACGTTAGCAAAAATCTTGGTCCCAAGATCGTCTGCAATAGCTTCGTTAACTTTTCCATAAGCTCTCGCGGTCTTATCTAGAATAACACCGGCACCCTTAACTAAACCTAACTCTGCGCGAGTAATTGTTCTAGAGAATTCTGATCCTAGATTACTACGAATCTTAGTGCTTGGAGCATCTACAGGTTTAGAATAAATAAACAGTAAGTCTATTCTAATTTCAGCATCTAGTCTTTGATTTACTGTGCCGTCTGTGTCAATGTAATTAAAATCATTTAAATTAAATGATGGAATCTCTAAACTAAGTTCATTAGGAATATCAACAACTGCTGTTCTAGTGACACCTCGCCAAAACTTAATAAGAGTTTGTTCAATTGCTTTCCCAGAGTGAATAAATCCTCTAGTCACTGCTGTGGAGAATCTATCTACATACTTTACATAGTTGCCTTCGTTGGCGCTCGTAGCAAATCTGTATGCTGCTGCGACACCCTCAGGGTCTTTAATAATGAACATACCATCTAACCCAGGAATAGCAAGTTCTGTGTTGGCTGGAATTACTGTTCTAGTGTTTGCAGCATCCATTGGTTGTGGAGGCAGGTATGTTGAAACCGTTTCCGCCGTGAATGCTCTCTCATACAGACCATTCATGTATGTGGCGTCATCAGCAATATTTTGTGTTGTCAGACCTGATGTAAGAGTCCCTAAGTTAATACCACTAGAAGCTAAGGTTGCAACTCGCCAAGCATGATCTTCATCGAAGACTTCGCCTGCAATTCGACTAATATCGTGTAATCTACGATCCACCATTGGGTCGTTTATCCTAGCAGTAAAACGCCCAGGCTTAACTTTAACGATATTATCTACTTCTTCTGAATATGGTTTTAGCTCACTGAAACCTGATCGGTCTATTTCATCAATAGTAACTTTGATACCAGCCTCTAGCTGATCCTTCAGCCATAGATCGTTTTCCATTAACTGCTTTAATGGAATATTATCTATTTCCCAATAGTATGGATCATTAGCCGTGAAGTATCTAACGGGATCATGAAATCTAAAATTACTTTCGTAAACCATATCAGTTCTCTTCTAGTATATCAAATATGTTAGGACTCTTAAATCCTCTTCCTAGAGCGGCTGCATAGAACTCTCGACCCTCTCCATACTGATCATTCCTAGCTATATAAATCGTGCAGATCTGTGGTCTATTAGAAGTTCCCATAGCTCCATTCTTTGAATTTGCAAATGTATTTGCAGCAGACTCATCTAACATTATAGAGTTTGGATTAGGTCTTAGGAATTCATTACAGAAATAAAAACCACTAGACTCTAAACCGCTAGCTTCCGATACCCTAAGAACTTTTCCGTAAAGACCGCTAGTCTCTGGTATGGAAGACAAGTCGCCAGATGGGTTATACCCTTGAGCATATAACTGAACTACAAGTCCCGGAGCTGATCCAGGATGATACAATTGATTAGCAAAGGAGTCTACTCCTCTGTAAATTCTAAACGGTCCTTGGTTGAAGAATCCACCTTGACCATAAGTTGCACTAGTGCCATCTGGTAATTGCCAAGTATTAGGGAGCCCGCTACCAAAATAATCTAACACAGATAAGGTTGACGTGTCCGGTGTTGATGACGGGGCTGCGTATGCTGCTGCGTTAGCTGCACTTGTCCAAACAGCGAAAGGACCATGGTATCCCGCACTTGCGGGATATGTTCCACTTACGCTTAGGAATCTAGCGTGCATCGTCGAGTCATTAGACAAGTTCCAGATAAATACTCTTGAGCAGAAGGCATCTGCTGCGGTGTAATCATAAATCACCGAGCTAGCATTCCAATAACCACATGGGAAGTGGACGTTTTTCACATTGACGTGAGAGCCGTTCAGAGCTTTAACACAAAGACCTCCTTGAGTTAAAGCAGACAAGTGGTAAGGATCAGCATTGAAAGGATCTCTAGACCAGTAATAATTACCTCCGGCTGATTGCATTCTGCATGTAGAGGGTCTTGTAGAGTAAGTTATTTGTGAAATACCGCCTGCTCCGTTAGCTTCTGCATCGTTTGGATTAGGAAGGAATTGGAAATATCCCTTATCTGTATAATTTTGATAGTTTAGATATGAAGCATCAGTTGGATAGATTGTATTTGTTAAATCAGTAGCTCCCCAATGAGAGTGATAATCTCCAAGATTCTCCATTATAATATTTGAGTTTTTATCTGCAACTAAGCAGCATCTATTACTCTTGATCTCAATCATTGTGTGGTTAGTATCTGCGCTTAAGTTAAAGCCGTTGATATCCAAAGATTCACTACCAATCTTATGAGGTTCAAATATTAAATTTGAATTTGCTTTAGCATAAGCTCCAACAGCACCATCCCAAATCATTACGGGACCTCTGAATCTAATCGTAGAGTTATCATCAGCTACAAGAGGAGCGTAGTATTTTGTTTTAAGGTAGGTAGGAACCTCTGGGTATCCTGCTAAGAAACAGCAGACAGATGAAGCGGTCCCTAAGATATAGGCTTGAGAGTTGTCTTTTACTAGTAGGTGGGAACCCTCTGCGATCCTAGATTCAACGCCTTCTCTTAAAGACGTTAAGTGAATAAACTTACCGATTGAGTTTACTAGCTCAATTGAGGGTGCTAAGTCCCTATCAAGATTTACTCCGTGAGCGTTCTTTAAATAAAGTCTACCGAAGTAGGATGGGGTGTCATAGGAGTATGACGGAATATCAAACTTAGAGTTTACTGCGTAAACATGCTGACCGTTATCTATGAGCTTATAGGAGTATCTCTTTGGGCTTCCTTGATCGTAAGCTAGATTTAGAGATTCAAAGTCTAATCTACGATTGTTAGTCAGTGGGTAAGCCCCGTAAATAAACTCTGAGTTATTTAGATATAAACCATACAAGTGGTTTTTCTCGATTGAGAACTCATCGCTAAGAATGACAGAGTTAACTCCCTTAATGCCTCTTGTATTACCAAAAACTTCAAGGCGACCTTTATAAGAAATATTAGAATTCTTTAGATCAATACCATAGTTAGCATTACCTTCAGCCATTAAGAAGTCTGTGAAAGTAAACTCACTATACGAAGTTATGCCAGACAGCTCTCTTGATCTGCCACCTTCAATTGAAGAGTCTATTAACTTAAATCCTGTAGAGTTTCTACTTACAATTCTAGTGTTAGAATTTCCTTGCTTGTAAGTGGCCGATGGATACTCAGAAGTTTTAGTTCCAAGATATTCTTGATATCTTTTAGTTGAATCCTCAAAGATTAGAGTTGAGTTTAGAGCGTAGACACCAGCAGAATCATCCTTCGGAGCTTCTTTGAGTAAGCTATTGAACGCTAACCAAGGTTTAGACAGACGGTCACCGTTAGAATCTAAACCATAGCATCTGTGAACAAAGAAAGACCCTAGAACATGGAAATTTGAGTTTTCAATATGAACACCATGCTTGATGTAGTTAGCAACAGCAAGATTATCAAAGTATACTGTGGAGTCCTTGACAGTAACACCTATTTCTGATGTCTCTCCATCTCCAGAGCAATAGAATCCTCTAATGTAGATCGGACCTGCACAGGAATTAACTTTAATTGAGTTAATGTTATTTCCGTAATAAACTCCTTTTACTTTTCTTGTTTGAGCAAGACCTAAAGTAAAACTTCTGTATAGTTCACTACCAAATGAGTAACCTTCTATTTGATTATAAGAACTTGGATCATAGTCAGTCAGATTACTAGTAGTAGTCTCTTCAGCTAGCACAGAAGTGACTAGAAGCTCTTGTGCTGAGTTAATCTGGCTGGGTAATGTGAGTTGTCCCACTGACAGTCTGCCAAATTCATAATTTAAGGTTGCCCCGTAAGGGGTCTCCCCAGGAGGCACGCCATAAAAACCTGTGTATGCTTCTAAGACTCTTTCATCAAGATTTACTAAAGCTAAACTGTCGCTATAAGCATAGTCTGTGCCAGAGAATACAGAAATACCTAACAAGGATGATGGAGAGTAGCCTCTAACGTTACCAAAGAACAATAACAGACCATTGTAATCATCTACTTTTGATGATGTTATATTCTTTAGCAAGTTTCCGTAATCAGCATGATCTCCTGTAGCAGTGCTTACACAGGAACCATCAAAGCTTCCTCTATATCCAATCTTCTTATCGTAAGTTAATCGGTTAATGATCTCCAGACTCCCGTTAGGACCCATCTGAATATCTGTGATTTCTAGATCTCCTAAGTCACCAAATGAAGCAACTTCAATTATAGCTGGGAAGTTCAGGTGTCTTGGTAGCGCGTTGACGGCTGAACTTAAATCAAGGAATATGTTGCTCTGGCAGGCTATTACTTCCTCGGGGGCGTCGCCCGAAACTAATAGGACCATCCCAGGAATTGATGATGTAGGATAGCCAAATTTCTCCCACAAGAAGTGGGTTCGCTCTTCTAGATCAAATAACGGTAAGTTATCCTGCTCGTAGTTATAAAAAGATGCCGCTGTGAACTTTGTGACGCCATCGGTCCAACAGCCGAAAGGCTTTGCTGAACCAGAAGCTGTATATAAATCATCTAGAAGATAAGCCATAATCTTACCAGTTAATCGTCCATCTGAATATCAGAGAAAAATCTTCAGTTTTTGTAATACCTGAAAAATATCTGTATGCTACTAATACAGAGTTATCTAGAGCCAATTTACTATTTTGAGGATTTTTCATGAATAACCCAATTTCATTTAGGTCAACTTCGTTACCGTCTCTAGTAAGGTTATTGCATGAATCTTTATCTAGAGTAATTGTATATCGGACACTGCGCTCTCCAACCTTGCTTACCTTGTGTGATGGGATATAGCCAAAGAACTCAGGGCCAATAGAGTTTTGTGAGTCTATGGCGTGATATGCTTCAATCACATACAGAAGAGCATTATCGCCATATTCTGCGGCAGAGCTAAGAGGACCGGCTAGCTGATTTGTAGAGCTAACTTGTTTAGCAAGACTTCCACTGACTCCCACTTGGAATCGGTCTAGCTGATAATCTAATATATTTGGAGATCCTGATAGGCTAAAAAGATAAGATAAACCCATCCCCATACCTGAAACGATTACGTTAGGATCATCAAAAACAACTTCTTCTTCGCCATTACGGAACACCTTAACTATTTGTAAATGTCCATTAACGTCTAAAGTTTCAACAAAGTTTTTCATTTAAATCTCCAAGTCCATACTAATTTAAGATCTTCAGAAGCCAAAATCCCAGGGAGGCCATAGTCTTGCTGATAAGTTAGATCCTTCGTAAAAGTTTTTCTTGCAACTAGCTTATATTCCAACTCTTCCTTATCATATTGAGAGAAGGGAGGATACATACCCTTTCTCATCATTGCCCCAATATCATAGCACCATAGTCCTATATTGTATATACCCCCAAAGATATTTAAACAAATAAAATCCTTTGAGTTTATATTTAGAAGATACTTAACATTGAAGTCTGCATTTGCCGCATCCCATCCAGTGGAGTGCGTTAATAACAGTCCTGGGTATATCCCCGCTGCTTCTAGATTCTTACCTTCGACTAGGGAGGAGGATTGCATGGTAATAAATCCCCTAGAATCTATTGACTGATATGCGTTGAATCCCGAAACATTATTAAATAGACCAGAACAAATGATATTATCATCAGTAATATTTGTTAGGTCTGATGGGATTCCTAGATAAAAAATTTGAAAACTTCCAGTTGGAGCATAGCAACCCAGACAAGATGATAACCCACCACTAGGCATAAGATTTAAATTATGCCCCATATCAAGACTACTAGGTAAATAAGAAACCTTAGTTGAAGTAGACTCTAGCCTAGTCATGGTAGGTTTAGAGAACTCCGGCAAAAGTTTTAAAAATCTTTCCTGGTAGACTGCGCTCGTGTGGTAGCTAGATACAGAATTATCTTGGAATGAGATAACTCTATACACATTACCACTGCTATTTAATGCAGACAACCCTTGAAAGTGAGCATGGTGCTGATAGCCCAAAGCATCTTTTCCTAAACTAGCTGCTCGGATGGTGTAATTTGAAGCATCTAGAATAGCAGACGCTGATTCAATATTACTAAGTCCCCTTGGTAAACTCATAAAAGTTGCAATGACTTCACCAAGCTGGTCAAGAATCATGTTCTCTTCTTCAGCTACTTTTTCATTGCCATAAAAAACTTCTACAATACCAATCATATGAATACCTAGTTTATGTGAAATCTATCTGAGTATATTGGGAGTTAGTCCCTGCTTTAGTATTATTATACCATTCTGGGCTGAATCTATAGTTTAATCTGCCGCCGCCGTTAGGCATATTGATATAAGAACTCTTAGCCGAGTCCCTTCCAAGAGGACCCTTAGACACACCCTTACCAGCTAAACTATTGTAGTATCTTATTATAGTTCTTATGTCGTCTGGGGATAGATCTAATTTTTTATTGCTGCACAGCGGGTGGGTCATTGTGTGAATGAGATCCGGGTCCAGCTCTATTCTAGTGTAATCCCACAATGTCTCGTTCCTTAAGCTGATCTCGTCGAGAAGAATAAATTTATCTGTATTGTCAATGGTTGGAATCATGAAAATTTCAACATAGTAAGTCTGGTCGAATCTATGAACCTGTCCATGATTTCTGTAGTAAGCCTCAGGTTGAATTATATTCATACATTTGTTTAATGTATTGAATACAATTTCCTTAGTTGAGAAGTAAGACTCATTAAACTCTGTGAGTGATCTGTCTACTGTTCCACTGAGTTGTGCTCGGCATGGTCTAGCTAGTGAAGAAGCCTCACCAATATCAGGATCATCAAATGCTATAAAGTGAGTTAGATCTTGAAGAATCTTAGTTTTTGTTAGTTTACTTACAGGAACTAGTTCCCATTGTTTATTCTTGTTGAAGTGCCAAGAGAATTCATAATTAGTAGCCTTGGTATCGTCTACCTCGGCTTTGGTGTGAATCCAAACACCTAGTTTAGAGTTTGTGAGTAAAGATCCATCATCAAGGGCAGCCAAGCCTTTAATACTAAGTTTGTAATTGTGCTCAGGATGGAGGAATGAGTTATCTCTGTGTTGGCCGTAAGTTTCTGAAAGATCAGATCCTTTTATAGTAAATCTAATTCTAGGCAATCCATTTATAGATTTTAGTTTGATTAGAGGATTGTTAAAAGCATAAGACTTCTTTGCAGTTTGAATATCATAAAGAGTAAATTCATTCTGATTACTTACGCCTGACGTGTGAACCAACTCCACGTTGTTCATTATGGCTGAGTTTACTAACTCTACAGTTGTCTCTACGTCCTGTATACAAGACGCTACCAGAGAGGACGACTCTGTAAATGTGAAGGTCCCGTAAGCCGATACTGCTGAAGCGGCACCAGAGAAGTAGATTGAATTGAGTGTGAGACGAGTAGCAGAGTCTAGGCTACTTGCAAACAAATCATAACTTCCTCTTTCAGAAAGGTCACTGTTATCTAGAATGCTACCAAAACAGTGGACGAGGATATTAGCTTTATTCAGATCATTCTGATCGTAGCCAAGCAAGCCATGGTTATTAAATCCAGAAGTATAGATATTGAATAATCTATGAATTTTTTGTCCGAACGTATAGTTTCTGTATTCGTCTAGAGAGCTTAGGAGAGGCTCGCAAGACAACAGACTGTTTGCTATCGACCCAGAAACATTCTTCCAGTTCAGACTGCTTACGTATATTTCATAGTTGTCTTCTACAATTTTCTGAGCAACTCTCTTAATTTTTTCTTCTTCAATTTTATAAATTACATACATAAATGGATCAAGATCTCCTCGATCCAAATACATAGTTGATCCACTGACATCATCATCAATAGAATTATAGCCCCTAGTCTTTAGAGTGCCCGACGTGAAGTAACCGAAGTAACTGGAATTGTCTTTAGTATTACATCTATCTAAGATTGGGTTTATGCTAGATAACATCCCACTGCATTCTGCGTCGGTAAATGCTGAAACATAACTCAAGGATGATGGGATGAAGCCTAAAGAGATCAGGTTATCGTCTGCTGATACTTGCAGCCCTCTTATCGCACTGTCTAGGAAAATTGGTGGGTTGAAGCCAGTCCTGTCGTAATACCCTGCGATATTTAATGTAGACCTGTAGTTTCTTCGCCTAAAAGAGTTCCTAAGTGTTGTTACACTAGAGCTATCTGTGTAGCAAGAATCTAAAAGAGTATCGTATACGTTTCGACCAAGACCACTGAATACTTCGCCATCGCCTCCTAGAAAATCCACGCCGCTTAACTCAGTATTAGCAATAGTTAGAGAGGATGATGCTGCATCTAAAGATTCGTAGTCATCAATAAAGGCACGCATAAACATGGTGCCGTTTGCATAATAATCTTCGCTATCTTCTGCTACTACTTTAAAGTTTGCTATCGCGTGTGCGGGCGCGAACTGTTTAGCAGCTTCTGCTGCGATAAGGATAACTTGTTTTGAGTTAGCCTCGTAAGTTACTTTTGTGAAATCAAAATCGCTAGCTCTAAATGCAAGATAATAGTGAGAAGACTTGCCGTTCCAAAGACTTAGGTATCGTTCAGACTCATCGCCGATTACGCTCAGAAGAGAATCGAAGTTTGGTGGCAGGGACATACCAGAAGCAAACATCAACCAAGAGTTTTCTTCTCTTATTTCATCGGTGGCTCTAAGAGTATTATCTAAAATATACTCACCGACCTGATCAGCAAATGCGGGGCGCACACCGAAACAAACTAATTCATCAACCAAGTCAGTTACTAATTCTTGAGTTATCTCGCAGCTTAAGTAGTAAGGAATTTCTTCAAACGGAGGGATTGGATACTCTCTCCCTCGATAATTAAATCTAAAGAATGGAGCCTTCTTAAATGGTCTACCTCCGATCTTGAAGCTATCAGGATGCTTCTCATATAAAGTAAGTAAGATTCTATCTACAGCTAATCGAATATTATTTTCGAAGTTATAGATATCATACTTGTCTACTTTTAGTTGATTAGATATTGGTCGAGTCCAAGTATCATAACTCTTAAATAGATATGATTCTGTAGCTAGAGCATACATAGCCAAGAATGGCAAATAAGATTCCCATAGCTCAATAATATCAGAAGCTATATCTACGACACCTTCAGTAAATACTAAGTTTACTGCGGCTTGGATGCTTTGTTTAGTTCCAGCTCTCTTGTATAGATCTACGGCATTAAATAATTGAAGTCTCCATTTATTTGGATCAGAGCCCAATAACTTCCAACCGATTAGGTAAGCTATCTCCTGTAAAAGCTCGTCAGGGCAGTCCTGTAGGTCATACAAAGTCTGAAGCTTGTCTGTCTCATTTTGCATATCAGCAAACGCAAAGGAGAACGACTTAATAAGTCTCCAGAATGGACCATTAGACAAGAATTCTGGTGAGAAATTTCCTAGCTGGACGAATTGATCAAAAGCTTCATAGACTTTAAAATCTGATCGGTCGAAATACTCATTTGAATAAATGATATTGTTTAAAGTCTTGAGTTTTTGGAGTTGCTGAGTTCCACTTGTATAAGTTGCTGTTCCTGAAAGGAACTGAGTTGGTATGTAAGCGGAGAATGTAGTCTGATTATACCACAGATACTCTGTCAGACAGTTGATACCATCATTGAGACCTATACTCTCTCCTCTGTATAACTTAACAAGGTAGTTTGGTAATAAAGAGGAAGGTTGGACACTCTCTGAGTTACCACTAGCTAAGAAATAAAACCAACCTAAGTTTTCTATTAGGTTATCGTGAGTAGTCAGGGTCGGAGAGTTAGTTTCAATTTTTGGGATAAATCCTGAAACTAAGTAATTAACAAATGCACTCGAAGTAGCAAAATCACTAAAGTTTTTCTCGTCTTCAATCAGTAAGTTTCTGAAAAAATTGTATGGCTTTATCTCGTTATATGTATTTTGTTTTAGAAAAAATGGAAAAATTCCTTCAACACCATCATCTATACCAGAAAATACAGAACCATTTGAAACATCTAAAATTTGTGAGATATTAGAGGCAATAGTTATGTGGGAATTTATTATTGTATCTAATAAATCGTCAGCCTTCCCAAACTCAGCTATATCATCTGCTAAGTATAAGCTAGGTATGAGTGATTCAAGAACTTCGGAAAAGTTTCTCTTACTCAATCTTTTATTTGTTGTTCTGTATAAGTTGTAACTCATTATACTCTTACAACATTAATAGCCAGGTTATTCAGTTGAATAATCTCGTTAAAATCTGCTTTAACGACTTGAGGGAAGTTGTCGATGGTAGCAAAGACTACATAAGGATTTTGGAATATCTCTCTAGCAAGGTCTTGGGGGTTAAACTCTTGTCCAAAATTTCTATTTCCTATATTCATATAAGTAAGAATTGTATCTCTTACTTGTGCTTTAATTACTTCTTCCTGCTCTTTAACTTCTCTATCTACTCTGATAGTTACAACTAAATCTAACGTTCTAATTAAACCATCTACAACTACGACCTCATCCGTTAGCATCTTTTTTGGAGACATAGCATCAATAAGTTGCTTTTTGAACGTGGGTGTAGCCTTCCGTAATTGTGTATCACTGGCCTTCTCTAGAACATAGATATCAATGATGTTAGCAGAGCAGAAGGCTCTCCTCGTTGCTGCTGTAGCTCTTCCTGTAGATCCATACTGAGAGATAAAGCTGTTGGCGAAGCTGACGTAATCTAGAAGAGTTACTAAGCGGTCTTGTCTTCTGAAAGTTAAGCCTGCATATCTCTTTGCGTTCTCTACAGTTTCTGCTTCTGCGCCACCCGTTCCTATTGAAGTGTTCTCTAGAGTGCCCTGAGCCTCCGTGACGCCTCTGGTAGCTGTTATGGGTGCGTTGATAACCTCACTTGCTATGTTGCCTCTAGAACCACCTCCGACTCTGTAGGTTACTACATAACTATCTGAGGGTTTTGGGGAGATACCGATAATGCTGTCCCCGAAAACTACTGTGCCTCTGAAATCATCATCTGTTACTACTTGAAAAACTTTATCAGAAGCACCTGAAGCAAAATAGATATTGTCTGTTCTAGTATAAACTCCGCTAGTAGCAGCATCACCTTCAACAAAGACCTCAACAGACCCTTCGACGATAGGTCCAATATCTAAAGTAACCGTTTTGGTCCCAGTGCTATTTCCGAAAGTTCCTGTCTTCTTGACGAAAGCCCCTTCTAGTAAAACTAAATTATCGAAGACGCTACCGGACCCTGGAGCGTCTCCTTCAGCGAAGTTGGAAGCTTCAACTTCCTTTAACAAGATATTTCCATCTTGGTTAGCGGGATTAACCAGCCCATTTTCAACTTTGTATAGAGTGAAGTTTAGAGGTTCTCCGTCCTGGGCGGAGTTGATTACAATTGTTCTATCTGTTGCATCAATAATTAGATCTTGATCGACATCATCGAAAGGGCTTGAGGCAAAAGTTATTCTGGCGTTTGCTGCTGCACTGATAGGTCCCTTCATCCTAACTCCGACTAACTCTAATAACTTTTTGACATTATTTCGATTCTTAGCTGTTCTTAAGTAGTTTTCATTAGCTAAGAAGTCTGCTTTCATACTAGTTACAGATCCGACATAAGACATCAAATCTATTAACATTCCTCCTAAGTCGGACTCAAGAAAGTTGTTGTAGTCTAGTGAATAAACAGCTTTGATATAATCATACAAAGCAATCTTCAATGAATCAAAATCATTGGCTGCGAAATCAATTAAGGTTTTCTTTCGCTCCTCTGGGATTCTGGCAAGCTTTAAGAAATCTGAATCTACGGTTCCGCTAAAACTCATACCTGCACACTCACTTCAAAAATAGAATCGACTTCTGATCTTATAGAACACCAGAGAGACACTTTTAATGTTGGTAATCCCTCGCTACTATAAACATTATTAGGATTTACTATTAATTTTAAAATTTTTACTTTAGGAAGATATAAAGAAATAGATGTAACAATTCTATCTCTAATCTCTTCTACTAAATCTGCATCAAGAGGTGAGAAAAGTAAAGTATTTAAAGAACAACCAAAAAGAGGCAGCATTAACCTCTCACCTGGGGATGTTCTAAGTAATTGATAAAGGCAGGCTTTTACAGCCTCCTGGTTCGATACATTGCTAAAGTAACCTTTAGTAGAAGTTGCCTTGAGTGGGTAAGCAAAACCTAATGTATTTTTATAGACTTTTCTTGTAACAGAGTTATTTCTTTCATTACTCTGTAACTTACCTCCAATATAAATATCTTCTCCTAAATTTTTCATGGTTACTCTATTACGATATTTTTATATAGTTTACTTTGTATTCTATAGTTAAAAGTTACCTGGTTAGCTGAAAGGGATTTTTCATAGAACTTAGTGCTACCTACATACCCGCGAAGGCCACTAGTAACTCCACCATATTCACCGCCCATGAAGTTCCCTGTGAGAGCCATACCATCTGTGTAGCCTCCTCCAATAATCCAAGGAGTAAAGAACTTATAGAGCTTTGGTCCACCCCTCAGGGCAGCAGGTGCTGAAGGTCCAATAGAGCTTACGTTATACTCAAAAGAATTTCGGAAGATAACCGATGGTAATTTCAGTGGACTATACCTAGGAACTCCAAATGTATCGACAATTGATGATGTAGCTAAAAGTTCACTGTCTAAGTATAGAGAAACTTGATCTTCTTTGTAATCAAAGGTCACAGCTAAATCACAAAATGAGTCTGCCATATCAAACAGCTTCTTTCCTGAGGTCGTGGTTGCAGAGGCTGGCACAAACATTCCTAGATACCCATCAACGATTGAGCAATCTCTTGTTATAAACCCTATCGAAGAATTATCATAACTTATAGTCGGAGCAATTATGAATCCGGCTGAAGATGCACTGTTATCGGACTCATTATTACTGGGTGATGTCCCTTTAGTCCAACGATCGTCCCGAGTAAAACCCATTACAATCCCTCGGGTATACTCAGATAATTTTTCTTGTTTTATACTTAGTATGTCTTCTGTCCTATTTGCATTTGGGTGAGTGCCAGTATTCTCACAAGACAGAACTAGTCTATACAATGATGATGCGTCATTGTTAAACCAACCATTGTTTGAGGATAAATCAGGAACATGCAGCCAAGTTTGGAATGAGGCACCTTCAGAATTATATAACCAATCCTGATACTCAGGAGTGTCTGGGAGTTTAACGAAGCTTCCTATTGCCGACGGCGCTGTTCCATTATTCTTTGTAATGCCTTCCAAGTAGACTGAAGCTAGACCTAAACCAAAGACAGACTGTTGATTACTACCTACTAATTGTGCATTATTATAATCATCTGTGGTAGCACAGTTTAATACTGTATATTTTGTGCTTGATGGATAAGCTTCAATATAACTATTTAGGTAATTGTATACTGAGAACAGTCCATCAGTGGAGATGACAGCATCGAGACTAAGTTCTACTGCACTAGAATCTGACACTCCTGAGGAGTCAGTGATAATTGCTCCTATGCCTACCTGTGGGACGACTAGGTAATCTAGTTCGTCTGATACTCCTTGATTTGGTGTAACCACACTGAAAGTAGGTTTAACTGGTAAGACCACGCCAGATACCTCGTCTTGACGTAGAACTAGTTGTCTTTGTGTATCTAAAGCTAATCCTATATTGCATTCTTGAAGATAAGAGAAATCATTAATTGGCACTTGGCCTGGTCGGAACGATTCTCTTACACCGAAAACTCGGCTTACGTTAGCCCCAATTTCAATCTGTTTTTTGCGTCGCCTAATTTTATCTTCATGATAAGCTACTTCACTAAGTAGGGCTTGTTTGAAGTTATCAACTATTGCTTGAGATTGTCCACCTGCCTGTAGCTGTTGAATGTATCCTGAAAGATCTAAAACTCTCTTCTCTTTGTTTCCGATCAACACCTTGAGGAAGTGATCTTTCTCATAATGATCTTTCATGAACAAGCTGTCATCAACTTTGTTAACATCAAAGATACTGTTGACCCACTTATTAAAGGTTTCTGAAGATACGTGATCTCCTTTACCGCCCAAGCTTGGGATATGCTCCAGTCTCCACCTGTCACCTGTTCTAATCTTTCTGTCTTTAGCTCTTAAGAAGATTAAGACTGGTTCAATCTCTCCTTCAGTCTGACTGTCGTAATATAACCCGTCTATCGTTAATAGATACTGTCCTTCGGTGCTCTTAGGAGGTCCAAAAATAAGACGAATAACTTCCGCTTCTGCATCAAAAGGTTGAGCTACTCGGTAACCCAGGCCGGATAGATCTGGGGGGACGGTGACTCCGCCTGTTTGATTTACGATAGCAATTGCTGCTGCAATGTTATCTTGAGTGTTGTTTATATCCTGAAGTGCATCTCTAACTAGTTGTAGTTGAGCAGCATACTTAGCGAACTCTAAGGCCGCTAATGCGTCGTATCTTGCTCTTTGATCAGAAGCAGGCTCTAGGTCGGGCGCGTAGGGGCCTCCTGGGCCGTTTAGGAAGTCGTTCAAGCAAGCTATGATTTCTTCAACTTGCGCTATCAAATTTTGAGCGGCATTATAAATCGCAGCTCCAGCAGCTAAGACACCGTTTATTGATGCTACTATCGCACCGATCTCGTTAAAAAGACCAAATATAGATGAGTCCGAAAAGAATCTGAATAAACCATTTTCACTGTCAAATGCTAAAATTCCAGTTGCATAGAATAATCTATCCAATAATTCAGATAAAAATTCTTGTGCTCTAGCTGCGGCTTCAGCAGCTAATTCATTCATAAAGGCTAGTAATGGTGACGGAAGTAGAGCAAGAGCCTCGGCAGCTAAATTAAGTAAACATGAGGGTAAACCAAAGCTAGTCCCTACTGATGTAAGAGGGTTTCCGCCACTACCAATTGAGGTTACAAATGAATTAAAATCAAAAGCCATAACTATTCCTTAATTATATATCAAGTTTACTACACTATTTGTTTCTCTTCATCAGAAAGAACTACTGGTGGAGTTCCTGCTTTTCTAGCCTCTATGAGTGGGATTCTCGGGACACTCTGATAGATGATTCTTGGGACTTGCTCATGCACAGTGACAATACGGCCATCAATTATGACATTTCCTGTTGGACCTCCCATCATGAACTGTGTAGCAAAAGGAGTCTTCACTCTTGGTAAGTTTATCTCAGTTATTGCATGAAGGCCACTTTCATATAGATTTTTCACTACGTCTGGTGCAGACGCTACAGGTCTGCCTGGTAAGAGCCCAAAAGCTCCTGCGTCTCCTGCTGCTCCCGCGTTGGTGTTCGCTGTAGCGATTAGGAAGTCGCCAGCATTCATTTGTATGTTGCCACGAGATTCAATATTAACTTCCCTATCACCTCTAATATTTACAACGTCACCTTTAATATAAATTTTGCCTGTTAGAGATTTAATAATAACTGCCCCGTCGCTAGCTAGCTGAATGACTGGTCCCATAACACCTTCGCTATCACCAGTAAGATACCTTGGTCCTGCTCCCCTAGCTTTCAATAAAATCTTACCTCTGAACACATCCTTGTATAGAAGGAATCTTGATTGATAGAGCGGTGGAAATATTTGATGGACAAATGAGTGAGTCTTACCTGCTGTAATATTAACATCTCTAAAGTCTGAGGAAATGTTAACATTACCATAGGGTATAATTAGTGGAGTTCTAGCCCAAGTTTCCTCTGAAGTCCACTTAGCAGACATAACGTTGTATCCGGTAGACGAGTTTCTAATGCTAATGTCTTTTCCATCATTCAGCGTCATGTTGATTCCGCCTTCCCGCGAGGTCATATTCAACATGCCTTTACATGAAATATCAATTGATCTTGTTGGAGGTGGCGGAGGCCACATTAGAGGTTGTCTTTGATACTTTCCTCTGATTTTAATACCATCTCCGCTCTCGTTCTCTAATGAAACGTGATTAATTTTAGGACTATCATTTAATACAAGTTTTTTGCCTAGTGAGCTTTTTAGTTTAACTTTAGTGTTATAACCTTTCTTATTATACTCATGAGACATCATTAACTCATTACCTGTAGGATCTCTTAGTATGAATTGTCCTGGGGCGTTTCGTTTTCCATAAACGCTTTCCGGCATATTTGTTTTATCTTTTAGAGGACCAGATTGAATGACTGAAAGAAAATACCAAGTGCTAGACTCATCAGGTTGTATAATTAAAACTTGCTGTCCTGGGGATGGGACAGCGAACATGCCTGGCTTTTTGTCCTTACCAATAGATCCGTAAGGACTAGTATAATAAACTTCGTATGTTTCTTCCTTCTCTGTGTTCTCAAACCTTACGACTCGAATGGTGCCTTCTTTTTCATCATCCAAGAAAGATTTAACTTTTGCCTCTAATACAATCATTTTAAATCACTTTAATCTTTGTAGAATAAATTCACTTTCTGCTGAATTACTAGTTATCCGATGTTTAATTCCAATAATCTCGTATCCACCAGTTACTATATTGTCTAGATTTGATTTTGTATTTATCAGATTAACTCTTTTAGCTAATAATAGACAATTTTTTCTAAAATATCCGTAGTTAGAAACGAAGAAAAATGGAAGCGTTTTTATTGTTACTCGGAATCTAGCAACTTGCAAGCCTCTATACATTTGCTCATACTGTAAGGAAGCATCTCTAGAGAATGCAAATGCAAATTTAAGATAATCTCCGCTTTTGTCATATAGATTATACGCTTTCGTTATAAGTTCTTGGTAATCTTTTGCTAGAGGAAGTGTTTTAGTAGATACGGCATTTATTTGTTTTATAGTTTCAATAAGTAAACCAGAGTAGAAGCTAGTTTGCTTAAAATCAGTATTATCTAATAAATAGTCTATAAAATTATCTATCTTATCTTGTATTGGAAATTCTAGTGATCTTTTTAATTGCTCTCTAACGAGATTACCAACACTTTCTTCACCGGAGAAATCAAGCCCAGAAGCTTCTCTTGGATTTGTAGGATCATTATTAGTAAGTAATAAATACTTAGTATAAGCTTTATAATCATCTACTTTTATGCTTAAAATATTAGGATTTTCAACATTATATTTAAATATAAGTAAATCATCAGTAATATTTTTAACATTACTTATAAATTCTTGAGTTTTAATACTATTTGACTGTAATAGTTTTTCTAAATTACTCAAAAGATTATTTTGTTCTCCATACATATTAAAAGATTTATTTTTTAATTTAGGTTTTACTAATTTACTAAAATAATCTCTTGTAATAGTATTTACAATGCTAGTTTTTGTATTTAAATATTGCTCGCCATAAAGTAAAGCTCTTACTACAGTATACTGTCCTAATATTACTAGAGGCTTATTTTTTCTTATCTTAAATTCTCTAATTAATTGTTTTCCTATGTCTGTTTGGTCTAAGAAATCATAAAAATTATTTATGATTGTTGTATCACTTTCTGCAATTAAAATTAGGTTATCTTGGAAACCATCCTTATCTACTATACTTAAACCTCTCTCTAGCTGAAGGAAAAAATCAGTTATTTTTACTTTAAACGAATCGTCCGTTTCTCCGTCTCTTCTAGGAATGTTTATAGATATTCTAAGTTCCTGATTAGTTACACCTTCGTATATTTCTTGATAAAGAACAGTATCAGGCCGAGGAGTAGAACCGAAAGGAGATCGAGGGTCACGAATCGGCTCCTCGTTAAGTCCTTTTATTCCTGCCGAAGATCGGATTAATTTTTCTTCATTGGATACCTCCTCTACTATGTTAATCTCAAAATACTTTGGTAATAAAGGCTTTACAGATGAAGTAAGATAATTTTTATAATTTTTTAAATTATCATCTGAAAATTTAGTAATAGTTGTATATGTAGGAGCAGTTACATCAATCTCTGGGATATAGATATTTTTATCTCTATTCTGGTAGAATACGGAATCCCTAGTCTGTTTTAAAGCTTCTCTAAGACTTAGAACTAATAATTCAGTTTTTGAATTATCGTAGAAAATTTTCTCAGTATCTTGTATTAAGAAGAGGGTAGTTACCTCGTCTGAATATAAGGCATTTAATAATTTATTAATAACCTCTTTAAAACAAACATCAAAAGAACTGTAACCTTTAAATACTCTTAATAATTCTTTTTCATATTCAGGAAAATTATAAATATTTATTGCTAATGAAGGATCTCTCGTGACCTTATTTATTAATGCAAGAGCCTCTTCGTAGAATTCTTCATATGAAGAATCTAGTGGATTTAAAGGATCAGGTTTTGTATTTTCTAATTGAGTTTGAAGATTAGATAGTTTTTGAGTTTGTTCGTTTAGCTGAGTCTGTGAAGAAGCCTTCGATTGATTAATAGTATCAATTTCTTTACCGATCCGAGCAAGTTCAGGATATATTCTTTGTTGTAAAGCTACGCTTGGGAGACCTTGTGATCTCTTCCTAATATCATCTGCCTCTTGAAGAAGTTCTTGAACTTTGCTCTCATAAAATTCAATAAGTTTCTTAATTTCATTTATATAATCTTTTTGATATTTTATCTTACCAAGTAGTATAGACACATCTTTTGCTTTACCCTTAAGATCTTGTTTTTGAGCAAGATCAGTTATGGCTTTTTTTCTTGCATCTCTTTGGCTAATCAATTCTTCTAAATTATAACTTCTTAATTTTTTTGATGGTATAATAATTTGAAGAGAATCATCAAACTCTTTAAGATCTTTTGTATATCCATTAAATACATCAATATTTAAACTATCAAGTCTAACAGCAGCAAATAAATGAAGTCTTATTGTTTTTGCTTGATCAAATTCATTAAATAACTCAGCGTGAACTAAAGTAACTTTTAAAATATTTGACCAATTAACAAATTCTGCATCTGTCCCAAACGCTAAGTAAAAATGAGAGTTTACTGGGATTTTAGAGATCCTTCTAGAGAATATTAAGGTTTCAAATTGATCGGTAGGATCTAAAATATCTAAAGTTATATTAGGACCTTTTGTATCGGTTGTAGCTCCTATTAGTTTAAAATCTAAGCTTAAGATATTGTCATTTGTTGTTGATAAATAGATACTATTTCTTTCAGATGCTGTTTTAGTAGCAATTTTATCAAAATCTCCAAATACTCTCGACTCTTCGAATGCAGAGACAATGAAAAGATCATTTGTGAAAATAACTTTAGGGGTTAGAGTAATAGGAGTCATTTTATTCTATTGCAATTCTTGAACCTACTCTAAAGTCTTCAAATACATCAAACTTATTTGAAATTAAACAAAGTCTCCAAATGTCATAAGGACTTCTATAAAAAACAGTAGATATCAGATCAGGTCTATTGTGATACTCAGACGGCACAAACCCAGATCTATAATTAGATAATTCTAACTGTGCTATGTAGTCGTCGGCTTCAGTGTTGCCTACACTGCTTCTAAGAACCACTCCTCTATGAGTGTAATCTGAATAACCATTAACATAATGACTCATGTTGCACCCTCTACACTCTCATCTAAATCTTCTCCAATGGGTCCAAGTCTTGGATCTGTTGTGCCATAAATTAATACCGCGCTCCAGTCTGCTGGGTTTTCTGATTCCATCACCACTTCATAGCCTCCGCCACCGGAGTCTATCGGAGCATATTTTGAAAAGTTTCCCATTCTTATTTCTTCTAAATTTAAACTAAACTTAATCCTTCTAGGTAAGAGAGTAAGTAAATCATATCCTGATTGTTCATCAATAGACATACTATATTTACTTGCAATAAATGGAACTCTTTGAAAAAGAGGGCCAAAGGTTAATCTAATTATAGGGGGAGGCATCCCATTAGGACCACCTAAAGTAGAAGTCCTTAGGATATTAGTCCAAAAATAATATAAAGCTTTTACCTTTGTTACTTTAAGTCTTCCCTCTAATCTATTAGACCTTGCTGCGTCTAAATCATTAATGCCAAATAAATTTGTAAAATTAAGAATTGCTTGTGTTATACCTCCGAATCCAAGAGGATTTTTTTCTAATTCAGAAATCATTTTCTCTTCATAAGCTTTTATTGATTTTAGTAAGTCAGTTTCGCTTAACGTAGGATAAAATTGAGATTTAACTCCTTCTTCAAATTTAGTTTTTTCAGCGTCATCTATTTCTCTTCCATTAAATAGTGTATCAAAATATCCTTTCTTTTTATAAACTTCTGTAGTTAGTTGGGCATGATCAAGTATGTGAGGTAGAGTCATATTAAAACTTAAAGTTATTTGTCTAGAATCTGATCCTAAGAAAGAATACAAATCTCCATTTCTACCTATAGGTTTATATCTTGATAATCTAGCTGATTTTGATTCACTTATTGTTGGATTTTCAAATATAGGAACTTTTACTTTTTGAAATTCAGGATATACATCAATAGAGGGTATACGTAGAAAACTAAAAGGCTCTTGATAGAAGAAAAACTCTAAAAAAGCTCTTTCTTCGAACTGGCGGTCTCCGAGTTTACTGCTAGGACTAGCCATATTAGTTACCTCCTCCAATTACTGGTGTGCCTTGTGGCACTGGTCTTGGTGTTGCTCTTCTGTCAACCTCAAAATCTTTTAAGTAGAGATTAGTTTTTTCCATCTCTTCCACTAGACGTATTGTTAGTTTTCTTTGCTCTAAAGGATTATCTAACATAGAAGCATCTTGAGACAGAGCTAAAATTCTTCCTATAGAAGCTGTTGTAATTTCATTTAATTGTCTAGCTGTATCTGGTCTGCTTCCTTTTTCAAGGTTAAATCTCTCTTCATCTCGTTTATTTAATGCTGCAATTTCTTCTGCGGTTTTACCCGTTTGTTCAGCAGTCTTTTTGGAAGGTTCTAGTAGACTATCGACCATAGATCCTGCAAACAAAGAAGCCCCAAAAGCTAAGGCTCCTCCAATAACAGGGATTGCATTTAATCCTTTTCCTAGACCCGCTACGGTTAACGCCGATGCGATACCTTGCAACCCTACTCTAATCATAGTGGCAAAGGTTGATGCAGCTAAAACATTAACAAACATATTATAATAATCTGAATGGTTGTCAATAAATCTTAATATTCTTTCGGCAATCTTTATTAGAGGTTCTTGAATTCTTGGTAGTAAGTTGGTTAATGAGCGATTAACGGCGTCCATTCTATCTTGTAAAGCTTTTTGCTCTGGTGTTACGTTTCGTGCTTGCTCTGCCATCGCTTTTAGTGAGTTTAATTGCTCAAAAGATAGCCCAAACTGCTGTTGAAGTATATCAGATATAACTCTAAAATTTTCACCCGTTACTGGTCCGAAGTAGTCCTCGATATTAGTAACCATTGTGGTGATGGCATTAAACAATTCTTGAGGATCTCTAACTTGGTCGTTAAGTAATCTTGCTGCTAGAGGCTCTAAGCCTCGCATAAGGTTCATCCCAAGTTGATCAGTGCCTCCTCCAATTAGTCCGTTGATGAAGTCTTGCATCAGTCCTGGAGCGAACCTCTGGGTCGTTGCTACGGCTTCTGATACCGCTCCAGCCGACCTAAAAGCACCCGACTGGCCTAACACAGCCAGTGAATTTCCTAATTGACTTAAGGCAGTTACTAACTCTGTGGTTGAGGTCTTATACCTCATTGATGTTTCTTCTAAATCAACGCCTAACCTACCTATCTGAGACGCATTAAGACCTAATGACAGTTGTATCTGTCTAAATCCTGCTGATAACTGAGTTATGTTCTCTCCTAAGGTTTCTGATCTAGCTACTGTCTCTCCTAGAGTCTGTGTATTCTTTTCAAGCCCAGCGATTGTTAAGGCTTGTGTAGCTTGCAATCTAGTTGATAAGGGTAGAGTTGATTTAACAACATTATCAAGACTTTGAGGAACATCCATGTTAATTCTCAACATAGATTTCTCAAAACTAGCTAAAGGCTCCATGAAACTATTGAACTTTCTTCCCATAGACTGTAGCTGATTTGAGAGTTTTCCCATCCCATCAATAACTTTATCAAAGTTAGTAGAAGGACTTCCACTAGAACTGTTGTCCGTTTTAAGGGTATCAGCTAGATCATTTACTGCGTCAATAAGTTGATCTAATTTATCTTCAATAGGACTAGCCATTCATTACTCCTCATCTTGATCATACATATCAGTAGATACTAAATCTAATCTAGCTATATCTCTCATCTCTTTAAATATAAAAGTTCTAAAATTACTTTTACCAACTACGTTTCCTACTAGTAATCTTCTCATAGATCCTTTAGTAAAAGAAAACCATCGTCTGAGCCAAGAAGCTCTCTTTGAGAATTTTTTGTAAGTTGCTCTTTTTTCATTATTGTATATTTGTTGTAAAAATATATTATGAGAAGTTAAATTAAAATTCATTTTTATACAAGTAAATAATTTATTTCGTGTTCTAGGGGACGTATATGATGGACCATTAGGATTTGTTTTTGTTGATACGACTAGGGCTGAATAATCTTCACCTTTGTATTCAAACGTTATTAATTGGCCTGGTTGATACATTTCTGGGCTAGGCTCGCTCCTTCTGTGGATCTTACCTATTCGAAACATCCCCTCTTCTTGAAGTTGAGATTGAATTTTTTTGTGTTGCTCCTTCATTTTTCAGAAATTTCCGGCTTTAATAATCATTTAAAGCTTGTTAAGGCTTGATTCAGTTATGTATATAGTATTGTTTTTGGTGTTATGATTAATCATGATATAAAGATAGATTTACTTGAGTTTTATGATTTAATGGATTATACATTAAGTTTTAAGTTCAGAGATAAATGGAAAGATCTATTCTCAGAAAGAATGATTAAGTTGTTTCAACTAAAACTTTTACAAAACTTTAAAGCTGGTAAAGTTTTAAAGAAGAATGTTTTAGTTAACTACCTTACAAGTAAAGGTAGATATCGCAAAGACATCGTGGAAGACTTTTTAGAAATGATTGATCTAGAATTATATAGACCTTTTATTTCTTTTTAGCCTGTTTCTCCTCGTTGATGCAGTGAATGATTGTGTGTTGATCATTGAATTTGGGGCAATACCCATTCTTATATTCACACCAGTTACAGAACTCATTTTCCATCGGAACAAATTCAGTCTTCTTCATCTTGCGGATTCTCCAGACTTTGTTTGTTTGTCGCTTCTTCCACTCGAATATCTGTGATGATGAGTATCTGACAGTTACCAGATTGTTAGTCAGCGGATAGTAATGAGCGCACGTAATTTTGCTAAACGGAACGTCATACAGCTTGTTAACCGCGTAAGCGTAACCACGTAGCTGGTTATCATTAAAAAGTTCTACCTTGGTCTTCTCTCGTTTTGAGGTCTTGTAGTCTATGATCAGGTAGCCACCCTCTGGCCCCTTAACGATACGGTCAATAACGAACTCATACTGTATCCCCTCGGCCAGTTCGATCTTGCTATGAAGCTCACAAGAGACTGTCTCCCCCTTGAGATTGCTATTGAATCTGAGGAAGTTGTTGATACACTTGTCGGTATCCTTCTTCCTCTTGGGTGTGACATTATACTCCTCCATCAGCATATTAGACAGCCGATGCAAATCTTCGACTTTGGTGTATTTCACACCATCTTCAAAAATCTTGTGAATGTAGCTACCGTAGTTCAAGGGTTCTTCATTTGCGCTCTTGCCTTTGAGCTTCTCATTATATCTATAATGGAACTTCAGAAGACATTGATCTATAATGTCACTTTTGCTATTTGAGATTGTTGATAGGAACGTCATATGATTTCTTCCAATCTAATTATAGAATTTTTGAAGAAAAACTTCGAGCCTAACCTAAAGTATGTCTCAGGTGGTAGAGAGGTAACTATCAATTCCATCTTCGCGCCAGACTATAAAATGCACATGTCGGTCAACACTGACACTGGGCTTTGGCAATGCTTCAAGTCTGGCAAGCGGGGAAACTTCATTCAGCTTGTCGCATCCGTCGAAGGTTGCACATACGAGCGTGCGCGAGCGAATGTCATCTTCGATAGCATCAAGAGCATTCACGAGGAGGAGACCCCGCTTGAACCTGCACAGAAGATCTTCTATACAATTGACGAGTTCAAGGAAGAGTTTAAGTGTCTTGAGCTTCATCACTTCGTAGATGCTCCTGAGACATTCAAATACATTGGAGATGTTATATTCGATCGCAAGCTAGATCGGATTGCATTTGATGAAAACAAGCCTTGGTTCGCATCTGTCGAAGGTCGTTATGCAGGAAGGATTCTGATCCCCTTCTATGCAGACAATCATATCTTCTACTTCCAGGGTCGGTCCTTCCTACCATCCATGTCTCCGAAGTATCTCAATCACAGCGCCGTGAGAGCCTCTGAGATCCTCTATCCGTTCGATTGGTCCCAAGAGAGGGTGGTCGTCACGGAAGGCCCTGTGGACGCTGCTACGCTC